TTTCATCACACATGTGACCAATCTCGTAGCCACGCAAAGTTTCTCCTTCACCATTATTTCTAAGTTCATATGTTACCATATGCGAAGCAATTCTGTGTGAGTGACCTCTAATTAATGAAACCTGCATGTCTTCCATATCTTTTCTTACAGACCCTGTAGCTGAAATTGAAAGTCCGTGGTGAACGTGTATATCTCCAAATCGTTTCTTTGGTAGTTCATTATAGTAGATATAGTCGTAGCCTAATGAATCTAAAGACCATAATGATTCTGGTGTAACATCATTTAAATAGTCTGGAAGCTTTGCATCAACATAGTTAAAAATTCTAACGTCGTGATTTCCTAAAGCAGAAAACAATTGTGCGTCTGGCAACATCTCTCTCGTCTTAGCATAAAAATCTCTAGCGCCTTTTGCCTCATGTCTCATCATTGGAACAATTAAGTCACGGCTATCATCTTTATGCAGTTGCATAAACTCAGCAGAACGTCCCTCTGTATATTTACTGTAACAAGCTTGATCGTCTGTATCTCCAAGATAGTCTACTACGTCTGGCTTAAACCATTTCATTACTTTAAACCATAGAGCAATCATCTTATCATCTTGGTACGGGAATTGCTGATCGGATGATAACATCCACTTTAAATCGTTTGACATTAAATTACCTTAATAATTAAAAAAGCCACGGATACGTGACTTAGATGTTACAGTAATTGTAACATATGATTACTGATTGTCAATGTTTAAGCTGGTGACATTTGTACTGCTATCCATGTCACATTAAATGTGCTCTTAGAAGAGTTAACATTTGATACCCATATCTTTGGTGAAGCTGTAGCAGCTCCAGCAACTGAAAGAGTTACTGAGTCTCCAGTTGCAAGTCCGCCCGCCAAAGACACGACAATGCGTGGTGGGTTAGAAGAAACATTGCTAAATCCAGTACCTAGGTCTAAATCAAAAGATTTTGTTGTGCCTTTAGATACTCCTTTGCATTCTACAGTACCTGCATTTGTAATTGCTTTAAATGAGGAAGTTTGTCCATCTAGGGTTGAGTTAAATAAATTGTTAGCCGTAGCATAAGTAGTTACAATATTTTCTTGTAGCTTATTTAATTTATTTGGATCTAGAGGTTCACCCTCATTAAATGTAATTGTCTCAAACGTTGGCATTATAGATCTTCTCCCAATTCATGCATACTTGCTTCAAAGGCACTTACTTCTACTACCTGTGATCTATCCAAACCATATTTATTAAATGTATCTGGATCAACAATATGTCTTTTCTTATTTTGTGATATTAAATATAGTTTACCATCTGCTATGTTTTTTATCAAGGTGCCGTCTCTGAATCCCAGCTTTCCTGCTAGCTTCATTCCAGCCACAGATGACTCTGTTGCCTCTACGGTAGTAAACAGCCAAGACTTTGCAGCCCTGTCTGATATAAGCTTAAACCTTTTGCCGTCTTTAATCCAGTAAATTCCTTTATCGGTTTTGACTGCAATCCCTGACGGGAAAATGGTGGGGCTAGTTACTATCTTCTGTGGCTTCTTCTTGAACATCTTTTTCCATAAGCTGAGTAAGCTCTGCCCGTAGTATTGCAATCTGAGTTTCATAATTTGCTACAATCTCTCCAATGCGCTGCTGAAGGGCGGTAATAATTAATTCTGCCTTTGTTGACATTATTCTTCCAATCTATTAGTACTAAGGATAACATTATCCTTCTAGGGCGTCAAGTCTTGTTGAAATTTCTTGTATTGCTTTAATTATTGGAGAAATAAATTGATGATACACTAGGCCTTGGTCTGAAGATAGATCATTTTTATCATCTAGTTGCCAACCGCCAAAATCTTCAACTCCAGATAAATCTATAGCAGACTTTACCTCCTGTGCTATTAAACCATAATGGTCTCTTATTCCTGGCCTAGAAGAAAAAACATAGTTGCCATATTCATCAATTAACTTATTCCCACTGTCATCTAATACTGGCTCATTGCCACCAGATATCATTTTATATTTAACTGGCCTAAGACTATTTATAAAATCTAGTCCCAGGTCAGAGTCTACAATATTTGTTTTCTTTCTCTGATCTGAAGTAGTTGAAACTCCACCAGCTGATCTGACAATAGACCATCGAGCACTTGTAAAACCCAAAGAATATGTGTCATCAAAAGATGGGGCAAAGGCTCCGTTTACTCTTAAGTTACCTATAGGGCTTAATGTTGCAGAAGTGCTTAAAAATGTTATTGCTCCACTTCCAGCTGCCGTGGAAAATCCAGTAGATGCGTAGATTTCTTTATTTGTATATATTGAAAACAGGCTTCCATTTGGATCAGTCGTTGTTGGAGAAAATAAATATGTTGCAGATAGTCCTGAGCCAGCGCTCAACGTTCCAAATGAATCTACTGACCAAGCTCCGATGACGCTTCCATTATTTGCGGTTAATGTTCCATTAATAGTTACGCTAGATGCACTAAGAATTCCGCTAGAAGTAACTCCAAAATTACCACTTGTTGTTGTAATTGCTCCAGTTGCTGCAATATCTAGTGCGGTTGTATCTAGTGCGCTTGCAGTAATTGTTCCAGATATTTCTGCGCCAGTTGCTATTAATTTACCAGCTGCAGTTACTTCAAATCCTCCTGCATTTACAATTCTTCCTGTATCATAAATAGTAAGATTTGTTGTGGTAATTGTTCCATTGCTATTAAGGGTTAGATTGCCTGAAGATAGTGTTGAAGTTCCTATTGTCCACCCAGAAATTGTGCTTGATGCCAATCCCAAAGTGAATCTTCCAGAAGCTGTTGATCCACCATTTGCGCTATGATAAATACCAAGAGTTGGGCTAATTATTACCGCATTGCTAGATGAAGATCCTGCTCTAATTACTCCGCTACTATCTATTTTAAATGTGCCGCCAGAATTTTGTATACCGTCTGCTGCAATTGTAATTCCACCAATTGTTCCTCCAGATGCAGTTATTGTTCCGTCAAATGACCCAGTTGCTGCAGATAAAGTTCCAGTGAATGTTCCAGTTGCTGCAGATAAGGCACCGCTAAATGTTCCATCACCAACAATTGTAAGCTTGGCTCCATTGTAACTAAGAACTGGATTTGAGGTTCCACCACTTCCATAAATAATAAACGGATCTCCCGTTCCAGATAATTTAATATGTTTTCCAGATGTGCTTCCAACTGTTATTGTTGAGCCAGATGATAATGTGCCCGTAGCAATCTTATCTGCATTTATTGTAACTATATCACCCGTAGTAACCTGACCAACTCTTACTGGGTTTCCCGTTGCCGAGACTGCTGTAGATGTGTCTGTTCCATTAGTTGTTGCAATTTTAATATAATAATCAACGCCATATGTCAGGGCAACTGAATCTACAATAGTTCCAACGCCAATATTTAAAGTATTTTGTCCATTAGCAAAGTTCAGTACGTCTACCTGATTTGATGAAGATGGGGTAAAACCAGCTGAGGTTCCTACATAAACTTTGGCTGCATTAAATCCAAACGGCTGGTCTGCCCCAGTAGATGTTTTTCCATTCCAAGATAGTTGAATTGCGCCAAGTACTGAAGAAACTGTTGGGGTTGATGGAGTTACTGAAGATGCTGCAGATTGTACTGCAGATGTTACAGTAACTGTTCTTGCTGTACTATATAAAGATTCTGATCCGTTTACTGTTAATATTTTTAATTGAACTATATATTCTCCAGCAACCGCTGCAAATGTTTGTGTACCCGCCTGTTTAAAAAATCCAGCAGGCTTTGTTCCATCTCCAAATGTCGTTCCAGATATATGAACATTTACTCTATCAAAATTAGATGCTGCAGTAGACAGAGCATTATTTCCATCCCATGTTACCTTGATAAACCCTGCGCCTCCTACAACATCTCCAGATCCCAAATTAGGTTCTGATGGAATTGTTGCAGATTCACTAACAAATGTTTTTACTGAGCTCCATGCTCCTAATGTGCCATTTTTATTTTTCCATCTAAATTGAAGTGGATATGCAGTACCTAAATCTAAATCTGTAATAGTAACTAGAAAATAATTACCATCATCTTTAGACTCTGATGTATCTTTTAATAGGTCTTCATATGCCATATTAGAAACTCAAATCTAAAATGTATTCTACGTCTATTGGTCTTCCCTTTATTTTTACTAATGGTGTGGCCAATGTTGATCTGCTAATAATACCAAAGATTGGGTCAAAGGTGTCTTCGTCATTTATTCTTAGTCCGTCCGCCCCAATTGATGTTACATTGCTAGATGTTGGTGTAATAACAATACCAATTTTATTAATATTTGTTTTATCTGGTGAATTAACTGCCCCCGCAAATACTGTACTCATTAAAATGTCTGGAACAATTTTATATCCAAGTCCAGTCTGTGGAGTAATTGTAACCTCATAGTATTTTGTAGCTTCGCTATAAAATCTAATTTTAATGCTTAGCACATCTGCCTCTGGTTTATTATATGCAAATGTTATTGAGTCGTTAACGCTATATCCAGAAAAATCAATTGGGTTAATGTTTTGTGTATATATCATGGCTGATGTGCCATTAGATTCTAACTCAATAACATTGTCGCCAATTTTTTGACCAGTTGTTAATACAGATGGATGATCTCCATTTTCATCTGTCCAATCAAATGCGTCATTAAAGTCTGCAAGATACTTGCTGTCAAAGTTATTGACTGAGCTTCTTGCTGATGGGTAAAGACCAATTTCTGAAATGGTAGCAGATACGTCCTGTGGAATAGTTGCTTTATACACTACCGAATATGTTGTTGTTCCTGCAGATGTCTGAATGTCTGTGCTAGCTAATTGAATTGGAAGCCTATAGAATTCAAAGCCAAGTCTTGTATCTTCGTCTGTGGCCTTTTTAAATGCCCGTCCAGATGTTGATGCAGATACAGCTGTTCCTGTTGCAGCATTGGTTACTGTAAATTGTGTTGTACTGGCAGAAGCAACTGTTACGTTTGTCAGATTAAATGCAGACGTTGAAAGCCCATAAATGCTTACAGTGTTTCCAGCAACGAAATAATTGTTTGCTGTATATGTAACTGTGCCTGCAGCCGCAGATGCTGCAGTTACAAGAGCTTCCTTTCTGTCTATTCCAAATGCTAGATCTTTATTGGCATCTGCAATATTTCCTGCAATAAAATTAGTTAAAAATCTTTTACCAAACTTGGTAATAACATTAGATGAGCGGCATATTTCTTTGCCATCCTGATAGAATATATAAGTTCCTTTAATCATAGCTTTTCGGAAGGATTATAAACCCTTGCGTCTACCCCCTCAATGTTTATTTTATCCCTGCTTGTATTTGTTACCTTAATAACAATTTTACCCTTTTCTACTTTTGTTACTGGATCATAGTATTTTGTAGAGCTGAATAGTTCTATGTCAGTTAAATTAGGAACATCTGGTAATTCAATTGGCACAACCTCTGCCTTATTTCCTGCCGCATCATTTATGTTTCCAGCTGGCGTTTCTGCGAATGCTCTTCCAAACGGTGAGCCTGGGCTAAATTTAGTATACTGTATTTTGCCGCCGTCTTTAACTAAAAATTGTGAGGGGTCATAAAAAGATATAAACTCATCATTTGTTGTTACAACAATGGGGGCTCCACGAACAATAGCCGCCTTGGAGACTCTAGATAAATTTTCTTCTTTACTCATTTTTTTATTATACCATTTGGTCAACTATAAAGTTCGACAAGTAATGGAGGTCTCCAATCCTGCGTTGTATCTATGCGTAACGCTAGTTACGATTAATTTTTCTGTTCCAGCAAAACCCTGATATGAATATTTTATAGTAATTAAATCTCCTACTGATATAAATGGGTTTCCAAATACATCCATAGAAACAACCTTGCCTCTATTTACCACAGTATCTTTAATCCAGTCTGCTAATGACTTAACATCAGTTAAATTTTGAAGCCACGTTGATTGAAATTGAATTGGCTCTTTAGAAGTATAGTCAGAAACCTCTTCTGTTGTATATTCTAGATCCCCCGACATTCCTAGTGTATTTCCAAACACATAAAAGTATGAGCTTTCATTATCGGCTAAAGGTATTGTTGTTGAAGTATTATTTAAAATGTAAGCCTCTGCTGAAAAATTAGATACCTTTGAGGCTAAAATTTTTGCGTATGGGTTACCGCCAGTTGTCCACATAACTGGAAATGTTGGCCTGCTGTCAAATTTAACTTTAGCGGTTGAAATTTCTCTAACTACTGTGCCAAACTCATCAACCATAGTTTTCTTTTTTTCGTATTCGTCTTCTTCAAGCGAGGCGTTGTATATGGTTTCTCCAAATGCCACATCTATAACGTCGTTAGAAAATTGCCCCTCATAAAAATTAGTTTTATATGCCGCATCATTATATCTTGCAGTATCTATATCTGTTCCGTAAACATAATCGAACGCTGCTGTGCCTCTTGTAGCCATAAGCGCAACACGCTTTGTTGGATGAATAACTTCATCTAATCCTGTGCCAATTGTAGTGTCTGTTGCCGTTATCTTAAACCCATTAACGTATGCAACTATTTCTACAATTAAATTTTTTACTTTGACCTTTACGTCAATTGAATATGATGTTGCTCCATATACCCCGCCAAACGTACTGGTTGTGCTCTTTTGGGAATCTGCTAAAACTTTCATCTTAGTCCCATTAGTTTTAATAATTCTAATTGACTTTCTATCTTGAGAGGAAGATAGGCTAGTTGATTCAACAACAACAAAGTATCCAGAAGTTGCTTCTGTATTTACAAAGAAGCCAAGACCTGCACCTGGGGTTGAATCTTTAATTGATTCCATAAATACTGTGGTTCCAAATGAAAAATAAGACTCGGTGTTATTTTTCATGGCCTGGTCTACTGAATAGGTTCCAGTTAATATTGCTGTAGTTTGTGATGGAATTGTTATTGCAGGAAACTCTCTGCTTGAAACAGCAAATTCATCCTTAAGTTTTGTATTGTTTGATATGGTTAAATATGATTTTCCTTTACCTATATTCTTTGGGTCTAGCGGAGAGCCTATTACTTTGCCGTTAAAACTACTTGAGGCTAATTCAATTTGTGTAGATAATAAGTTGCCGTATGCAACGCTTGTTTTTGCTTGTATTGTAAACTTATATCTTCTTTCTGATGTTAAGCTTCCTACTGCAAATACTAGCTGGTCAGAATTATTTGTAATTGTTGCTGTTGATACTACTGCCGATCCGTCGTTTGTACCATCTGTCAGTAGCCTTTGTGTGGTTATTTCAATGCTGGTTGGCTGTACGCTTGCCTTAAGTTTTGAAAATGATATCTCTACTGCTGTTGTACTTGTTTGATTTACAACTAAATCTGACATTGTTAAAGTAGCGGTGGATCCAGCTGGAAAAACCGAGGTGTCTTTATATTGATACTCTGAGTCTAATGACATTATTTAGATCCTCCTGTTGTCCAGGTTATTGTTCTGCCAGTCCATTGATTTAAAGAATCTGCTGCTGTAGCACTATGAAAAGCTGCTGTCGTTCCAAGCGACGCCCTTGATTTTACACGAACTCTATTTGTTGGTTTAAAGTATGCGCTTTCTGGTCTTGTGGGATCTTGAAATCCTGGTTTTGACAAGTATCTATATTTGCTTACATCTGATTGTGACTCTATCCACACAGGAATCCATGTAGGGGTTGCACTAGAATCTTCTTTTGCAACGTATTGATATTGTAATGCATCAAACTCAAATATTTCTGAGTCAATTAATAAGTAGCCATTAAAATTAAATATAGATTGATACTGGCTATAGTTATCAACAGTCTTTGTTTCAATTTGCAATCCTGGATACGTCGTTGCATTAGTTAAATTATTTAAATCTGCAACTGTTGTGTCTGCGGCAATTGCATATTTTAACCCACCTGCAGAAAGAAATGTTGTTGGTGACTCCCAAAGAGGTCCTGAGCTTTGTACATAGTTAGACTTTAATGGTGTCTTCCAAATAATCTTAACCTGGTTCCCAGATGCAATTTCATCCTGGCTAAAAGAAATTATATTAGGCAATGCTGAGCCTTCCGCCTCGCTATAAAATGACCATGCGCTAGATCTTGCTGAATCATAGATATAGTCTCTACTATAAAATTGTAATATGCCTTCATCGTCAAAGAATGCGTTCATTTGTATGTCTCTACATAATATCTGTATCGCTTCCCATACTGTCTGGCTGTCTTCCGTCCACCAATAATTAATGAGCGGAACAGAGGTGTCTGGTGATTTTAAATTAAAGTTGTAGTCAGTAAATCCAATTGAGTCTAGCAATCTTCTTAGAATTGCTGTTACTGGATAATCTTCGCATAATATATCTGGGCAAAATGTTTCCATTAAATACTTTGCGCCATCTAAAGCAACTACTCTAACATCTCCGTATTCAGAAATTGACCAGTTGTCAATATAATAAATGCCTTGTTCAACTCTGTCATATTTATCAGATCCAGAAGTTATTGCCCCATCTGAATGAAATACTTTAATGTATGGTTTTAATTCTGCATACTTAAACATATACGTTTTGTCTGTATCAAATGACTCTGACAGCCTATTATATGAAAGTGTCTGTAAAGCGGTTTGGTTATATTTAGACAAATTTAAATCTATGTTGTTTGCTGTAACTATTCCAACTGGCAATATGTCTGATGGATTAGATGAAGATTCTTTAGTAATGTCTAGTGAAACTATGTCTGAAGATATGTCCTTTATCCATCTAGCTGATACTTCAATAATTGCTATTACTTTGCCGCTTCCTGGATTTGTTGCTTGAACACGAATTGATTTAATAGCTTGTGGTGTTGCATATGTAATTGGCTCTGTTGGTGCCGTCGCTGACCAAGATGAGCCACCATAATAAAGGGTTACCAGACCGCTTGCTGGTGTGCTTGTAGGGCCAAGCACCTGTGTTGAGTTATCAGACTTTGTAATAGTAATTGTATACGTTGTTGGAAGTTGATTGTACTTATCAAATTTGACTATAATTTTATTTGCTACAGCATTTTTGTTTCCAGTTACTGGGTTGGAGGCCTGCTTATATGTTACTGTTAAATCTGCGGCGGCATTCTTGGGAGCTACCCAATATTTATAAGTTGTGCTAATTCCAGGATAATAAACTCTAGGCTGTGTGTTTGGATACTGCAATGTTCTAAATGCAGAAAATGCTGTTGTGTCGCTTGGAAGGGCAATAAAATATTTAATGCCTGGTCCTGAAGGTCTAAATGGCTTTATTACAGAATCAACTGGGAAAAGCTTTTTAAATGGATTTAATCTAATAGTTGTTCCAGCGGCAGAAGTAACTCCAGAAATATAATTTGCATCTGTTGCAGTTGTGCTTGCGGCAATTCCATCAATCATAGAATTCATATTATATTCAATGGTGCATCCTATATCAGTTCTTACTGATGTATTGTTGTAGAATACATTTTCAAGATTTGTAGGCAAGATTAAACCTCTTCCATTGAAAGAGATATATTCCAGTGTGCTTGAATTCCACGCTTGACTAGATCAAATGAGCAGTCTGTAAATGAAACTGTAAAGGCTTCATATCCAGAAGATACCTGGCTTGATCCATCTTTTGCATAATTAATGCGTATGTCAAACGTACCTTGTCCAAGAGTACTGTTATAAAATGTTCTTAGATCCTCAGCTCCCCAATATCCATCAACTGTTAATGTTCTATATGATGGTACTAGATCCCATGAAATATTGAATGCTTCCTTATCTGCAACAAAAAATTTGCGTAAAGTTCCATTTGCCATTCTTTTTGATTGTTGAATTCGGTTATGGTTTATTGTAAATTGACCTCTATTGTGATCTGTTACTGTATTCCATTTTGTTGTTCCATCCCCGCCATTTGCCGATGCATCTACTCCATATATTTGAAGAAGGGCGCCTTTAGGTAATGTTATTGCTGCCATCAGTTATTTCTCCCTCTTCCAATTGTTGCTTCACGAATTCTCATCTTTCTTTCAATTGCATTTGCTACGTCATCTGCAGACATGTCTGTTCCATTAAGTGTAACGTTAATATTATACAGGGAGTTTGAAGAAGTTGCCATACCCCCATTATTATATTTAACTCTTCCTCCCATTGAATATGCTGGAACATTATAAACTGGACCACCCATAGCCATTTTATTAATTTTATCAAGCATAGGTATTCCTGCTGCCTGGACAGCTTTTGCACTTACAACATACTCTCCATTTGAGAGCATTGCTGGAATTGAATCAGATGTTCCATTTCCTGCTCCACTTACATATCCGCCCATAGCCATCTTAGCTCTTTTGCCAACTTTATTAGATACAGAATCAAATTCATATGCAACTCCTACTGAGTCCACCGCATAAGTTTTTCCGTTATATTTAAATAATTTATAGTTAGAATTAGTATTTGGATCTGTAAATTGTGATTTAGACAACTGTCCTTTTTTAGCAGCTTCTTTAAGTGTTTTTGCTTGTATATTTGGGGTATCTCCGCCAAATTTATTTGGAGAAGACGAACGGTTATTTGAAACACCCTCCCTAAAAGACTTAACTGCTTCTAAGAATATATCTACAGCACTTGCAAACTTTTGATCTGCTCCTGCTACAGACTTGCTTGAAAATTCATTCATCATGGCTTGATAAGGACTTATTTCTCTTATCTCTCTGCCATCATAAGCTTTTCTTCCAGTGTATTCTTTAATTAATGCTTCTGCAGCTGCTTTTTGTGGCCCCCCTGCTTCTTTTGCTTTTTGTAAAACTTCCATCAATGAAGTAATACCTTTTGCTGGAGAGCCCGCATATTTTGCAACTATATTTGCAACTTGATTCTGTAGTGCCTGTAGCTCAGCTGATTTATCAGCTGTTGCAGATTGTCTTTTGCCAGCAACAGTTAATGCTTTTTGCAAAGCATCTTTCTTTGCTTGTAGGGCTTCAATTTCGTCTTCAATCTTTTTACGATCAGCATCAGCCTTATCGTTAATAGAATTTCTAGCTAATTCTTTTTCTCTTTCCCCACGTAATTTTTGTATGTTTAATTGCTCTTGTGCCGCCTCTGACATATTTCCAGAAGCCAACGCTTCTTGATATTTAATTTGCGCTTGCTTTATAGATATTTCGAAACTTTGTGATCTTTCCTGAAGATCTAGTATTGCTAATCTCTTTTTTCTTTCTTCTTCAAGCTTGTCTATTAATTCTTCTTTATTTTTAATAGCCTCGTCATAAAAAGAACCATCTATCTTTTGTGCATTCTTAGCAGCAGTTGCCGCATCCTCTGCTGCCGCTTTTGCAGCTGCCGCTGCTTTTCCAAGACTTGTGCTTCCAAGTACTGTTGTTGCTGATCTTTGTAGTTCTTCAAATCCGTTTACTGCGTTTATTGCATCCGTTGCGCTTAGTCCACCTATATCTAAGACATCTGACAATCCAGATAAATAAAGTTTATATTTTGCAAAAACACTTAGAATGCTTTCGGAATTGCTAAGCATTGAGCCAAGAACAAGGTTCTGGCTTTTTAGCTCCTGAAGATTTGCTTGATCAATTTCTTGTGTGGCCGACTTAATCTTTTTAATTTCGTCAATAGTCTTTTTAAATGCATCTGCTTCTGTAATTTTTTTACCATCAATTTTAGTTCCAATAAGGGAGTTCATGTATGAGTCTAAATTATTTAGTACAGCATCTAGTCCATTTGCAAATTCTTCTACATTAAATAATGATTTGTCAGAAACTACTTTGCCAAGCAATTTTACAGATGTCATAGCCGCAGATGATCTATCTTCAATTTCTTTAAACCCTGTAGTAGTTATTGATGCCAGAGCCTGTGAAGATTTATTTGATGCGCTCACAAGAGTGTATATCTTATTTGTTGCTTCTTGGACACTCATTCCAAGTGAGACGTATTGTGCCTTCATTGCAATTGCTAAATCATTTACTCTTGCAGAGTCTATGTTGTTAAACAAATCTACAGTATCTTTTGCATTAATCTTTGCATCTTTTATGCCTTCTTTTAGCTGAGTAATTGTTAAATTTAATCCTGGTATTCCAGAAGATGTCATTGATGCATAGTTTGATGCATTTTTAGCTTGAGTTAATTCTAATTCTTCTCTGACAGCCTTCATTCTTTCTGCTACTGAAGTATATTGAATTCCTACTTCTGCAAGTTGTTCTTTTGTCCCGCCAAACATTGCACGATTAACTTTACCAGCGTCTTCGGCATCTTTTTTAAATTTATTAATTAATCCTATAACTCCAGCTAAAGCTCCGATAAGAGCCCCTGGAATTGTTAATCTTCCTAAAATTGTTGCTACCGTTTTTATAGTAGGCAGAAGTCCAGAAAATCCTTTCATTGCAGTCATCATTGGAAGAATGTTTGACGCCATCATAATTGCTGTTCCAGTATTTCCGCCAACCATTGATCCAGCAATTCCACCTGCCACTCCAATTCCAAGTTGTGCTGGTAGTCCCATTGGGCCTCTAGACATTCCTTTAGCCAAGCCTCTTCCGTATGGGTTCTTAAGGCCAGCGATAAATCCACCGCTATTAGGTCTAACATCTCCGCCATCTTGATATCCTGGAATTATCCCGCCTGCGTTTCTAGGAACAAATAGCTCTGGACCATTTTCTCCAACAAGGTAAGGTCTTCCAGCATTTACTGGACCACCCATTGCACGAGCACCATCTACAACTGTTTCTAGTTGCAGTCTTCCATTTTCTGCATTAACAATTCTAAACTTTCCGCCAAATATAGATTCTTTTTCTGATCTTGAATTGTTTGTTAGCTTTTGTCCAAATGGTGCCGCAAATTTTGCTTGTGGGAAAATTTCTGAAGATGGCACAACATTTCTATTTTTTACTAAAGCTTCTAATAAAATTGATTTACCTTCAGTGTCTGCTCTAAATCCTGGAGCAAACATTGAGGCAACGCCTCTGTCTGAACTCCATGAAGAGCGACGCATAATAAATTCTTTTCCAATTAAACCTGAATAATCTCCAGTTGCTCTTGCTTGTGTAAGAGCATCTAAAATATTTTGTGGCAGTGGGTTTGATCTATTATTGCTTAAACGAATTCCTCTATAAAGATTTCCACTAAATTTCTTTGATAAAGTTTTTATTGCTTCTGTAGCACCTGGAGTATTTAATATTCCATAGTTGCCTTCCATATATTGACGAAGTATGTATTTACCACGATCTTCTAATGTTCCAACTGGGAATCCTGGAACATGCGCCATACGTGCAAATTGTGGATCGTTATAAGCAATTTCTATAGTTCTTGCAAATGGGTCCTTCTCAAAGGGATCGTGATGTGATTTTGATCCAACATGCATTGCTCTACCAATTTGTAATGGTCCATGTAATGGATCTTGGTTTCCTAATGTATATTGCATTCCTTGTGGATAGAATTGTTTCTTTGGCTTCCACTTAGAAGTTAGTTTATTAATTATTGATGAAGATAATGGCTTTACAATTCTTCCACGCATATTACTTCCAAAGTATTGCATACCTGGAACCATTCCGCCCATATTATATTTTCCATTTTGAACTGGAGCTGGAATACTTCTTCCGCCTTGTGATGTAACTGCTCCGCCCATCATTGGTACAATTCCCCCAGAATTCATTCCAACCCAGTTGTTTGTTGAAGCTTTAAAGTTAGATGCAATTGATTCTTCTGCTGAATCAAATACTATTTTTGCAAAATCTTGTTCGTCAATTAAACCACGGTTTGACAATACTTTATAGTTTATTCTATTTGCTGCTCCTGATAATATATTATTTACAACAGCTGGAGGCAGCCCAAGCTCGTGATGAAGGTGCATTGCAAGGTCGGTTAAGTTTCCTGGACCAATTTTTACCCAATCTGCAGCAGTTGCAGTTTTGTCATTTAGCTTTTCGTTAAAATGTTGAGATCCTTTAACTGACATTGCTGGAAGAACTCTGTATACTTTATCTGGGTCTATTTTGCCAGTTGCTCCTAAAGCAATTAATTCTGAGCCTTTTAAATCTGGTGTAGAAGCTGTTCCTTTTGGTAAACCGTATGTATCTAAAAACTCTTCACTTACTGCATGAATATTTACTTCTGACTGTCTTTTATCAATTTTGCCGTCTGCGCCACGAACTCTCTTTAATGGCCTTGCCCCGTATAATCTAGAAACTTCTCTGCCAGCCTTAGATTTAAAAAACCTAGGAGAAGAAAAATCAGAATATCCGAATCCACCTGGTCTTGCCCCAGGTGTTGAAAATGCATTAAATCCACTTGTTCTTTGATGCCCCTTGCTGCTCATTGTAACGCCTCTAGAGGCACCTACTGCAATCATTTTATTTCTTATGCTTGCAATTACTCCGCCTAGCTGTCTACCTTGAACTGGAACAATCATAGCCTGTCCATCATTAAGGGCTCTCATTCCATCAGGATCTTGCTGTGCAACACCCTTTCTGATTACAAACTCACCTGGAGTAAGCATTGCTGGAACGGTATCAGTATTTCCAGATCCTGGAACCTGATCTCCATTATTATAGAATACCTTTCCACCCATGTTAAATCTTTTTGGTCTTGTTGTTTCTATTGAGTATGGTGCACCGTAAGTTTTAACTCCTAGGGCTCCCGCAATCTTATTTATAAGAGTTCTATTTCTTGGTCTTGTTAACTCTTTCATATTAGCTTTTCCAGTTACTGGATCAAACGCTGGTTGATTTACAATTGGAAGTTGAGTTAAATTGATTGTTCTTCCTTGTGCAGTAGCAACTCCTGTTGCTGCCTGCCCCATCATTGCTTCAATCTGTTGGTTTAATGCAATAATTTTTGTTCTTGCCTGATCAACAGTTATTTTAGACGCTTGAAGCTCTGCAACTATCTGCGCTGACTCTGTTGCCGCTAAACTAGTTATTCTTGACATCTCTGGAAGAAGTGCTTGATATGAATCTGACAATGAGGTGGTAATTAATCCAGTAGCCGCTATTTCTTTTTTAAGTATTGCTATTTCTTGTTGTGACTGCATTGCTAGTGCGCCAGTCATTGAATGGAATTTAGCAGCTTCTTCTGCAACAATTCCTGTTGAAACTCCACGTATTGAGCTGACTCCTTCTATCTTTGGTAGATCGCCAGACATATACATTTGTGGGTTATTGCTTATTTTTTGATTAACTAATGGTGCTCCTGGAACAATGCCAAATATTGTTTGTGCAGCTTTTTGTTCTGGTGTCATCTGGCTTACTGGATTTGGATGAGAAAAAGATCTAGTATCTCTATCGCTTACAAGTGGATGGCTTGGAACAACTTCTCTTGCACCACCCATTAAAGTATTTCCCGCAATTGTTGATATTACTGGTGTTGCTGATATTGTTCCAGAACTTGCTTTTCTAGTTAGCTCATCTAGTTCTAAATTTAAATTGGCTAGCGCTTGTCCCAAAATGTTTGCTGCTTTTGCATCGCTATAGAATGTTGTTTCCATAAGATTTCCAGCTTTTTGAGCTGCTAAAATTTCAGGAGTTAATAACTTCCAGCCTTCTCCGCCTTTAAACAATGCCTTAAAATGTGCAACTCCCTTGATAATATATCCAAAGAAGTTAGCAAGAACACCAGTTAACATAATTGCAGGACCTGCTAGTGCTGTTAGCCCACCTACTAATGTTAAAATCTTTTTAATTGGGTCGGGAAGTTTATTATTAAATTCAATTACCTTGTCAATTAAGTTAATAAAGAATGTTTGAATATTAAGGAACGCATCTCCAACTCCTGCAAGATCTGCCTTTAGTCCTTCTAATGCTCTACGGTATTTACCAGAAGCCGATTCTGTAATTTGTGCTAATTCTCGTCCAGCTACATTTGCTAAATCTGATGCACTAGCATTCATTAAATCTAAAACTTCTAGTGTTTGGCTTCCTTGTTTTCCTAGGTTATCAAATAAGGCTGACAATCTAGCAAACTGAAACTTTCCAAATAGTTGTTCAATTGCTTTTGATTTAGTTAATGGGTCAAGTGTGTCTAGTGCCTTTTGTAATTCTAATATTGTTGCTGTTAAATTTCCAGCATTGCTTGTTACGATTCCACCTAAATCTATTCCAAATCCTGCAAACATTTCCTTTGCAACTTTAGTTGGGTTAATAAGAGAAGCTAAGGATGACTTGATTGCATTTGCGCCTTCTGATGCATTGATTCCGCCTTCTTTCATAGCAGTTAAATAAAGAGCTAGGTCTTGTACACTTCCGCCTAAAGACTTTACAACTGGTCCAGCTTTTGGAATTGCTTCAACTAAATCTGCAAGGCTAGTTGAGGTTTGGTTTTCAACTGCGTTGAGGAAGTTAATCGACTCAGAAAGCTGTTGTGTATTTTGATTAAATGCTGTTTGAATTGCAAGCGTAGCCTTCATTGCTTCTTGACGATCAACTTCTCCAAGGACTGCTAGCCTTGTTGTTTCTCTAGTTGAGTTAAGAAGATCTTCTCCTTGTTTTCCAGTTGCCGCAATATCCGCTGCTAAAGCTATAGTCTCGGTATAAGATGCACCGTATTGTTGTGCTAAATCTTTTGCTGTTGCTGCAACTTCTTTTCTAATTTTTCCTAGCTCTACAGCAGAAGTTTGTGCAACCCCACCATAAACTTTAGTAAGTCTAACTAGTTGTTCGTCTGCGACTCTAAATGCATCTGCTGCTGCTTTGCCAAATGCTGCGATTGGAACAGTAAGTCCGACGGTTAACTGACGTCCTGCCCACTGAGTATTCTTACCCCAGTTAATTAATTGCACTCCGCCATCTTGAATTACCTTATTCATGATCTGCATTTCTTGCTTAAGCAGTGCAGCCTTATTCTTTGTTACGTCCAGTCCTCTTGGGACCTGTACGTTAAATTGCATTAACCCTTCAGCATTTCTGCCTAATGGTTGAAGAATAGAATTTTGTAATTGAACTTGTTGTTTTGCTAAATCTCTAATTAAACCGCCTGCAGTTTTTGAATGATTTTGCCATGTGCCATAATAGTCTTTTAACTTAAGTTTTCCAGAATCTAAATTCTTTCCAAACTTATCTACATCGGAAGACAGGCTTACAAAGTGTGTGGAGAACTGCCCTGTGCTTCTTAATGTTGAAGCAAAATTCTGTTGAATCTTTGCTGCTTGCAATGCAAGCGCTTTATCAGTTGTTGTAAGAGTTTGTTTTAATTGGGCAAGATTAGTAGTAACCTTATTGACATTTGCAATTAGATCTGAAAAGTCAGCATTAGCGACTATATTCGTGACTATGTTTTCATCAGCCATTTATATATGCTACCCCTTTTCGTATCCTAATCCTGCTCCAATTCCAAATCCTGCACTTGATGCTAATTGACCTTGTAGTGAAACTATATCATCACCACTAGTATTTATACCAAGTGCCCGTCTTTGTACATCTTCAAAGGAAGGACCTTCTTGTTCCTCACCGTCTTTTCCTAAGTCTATGCCTTGGATTGACGCTAAGAATCTTCTTTTTTCTGACTCAGTCTTTTGCATTGATTTCAAAGTTTGAATCAGTTCTGGCATTGAAAGACTGTCTTCTAGTTCTTCGTAATTCTTCCAGTGTCCTAAAAGAAAAACTTCACCCTCTAAAGCGGCTAAATCTAGTTCTGACCAGCCAGAACCGCTGCCGCTAGAAGGTTTGGGTCGTCCATCTTAATCCCACCGCATACTTCAAGGATGCGATTGATTGTGGGAACGTCTAATGCATCTTCTAATGCATCTCTATCTGCTACCAATTCTGGTAACTGCTTTTCTAGTGCAACTGCACATGCGTCAATAAGGATATCTAGTGTTTCATCTTCTGATTTTGTATCTGCGGTCTTGCTAATTGCAGTCATAAATTTTCTTAACTCTTTAATTGTGAGGGGCTTTAATTTTACCTTAGCCCCATTTTGTAATTCAATTTCTTCTACGTCGTAGATCTTAGTAGCCAATTTATCCTCCTAGGATTGTCTTAATTATTATAACAAAACACGCTTACTAATACAAGCAGAAAACCCCCAAATTAATGGGGGTTTCCGCTAATCTAAATAAATTTAGATATTATGAGTAAACTCGGTCAATAATCTTTCCGTACTCTGAACCAGCATATGCTGACTCTGGGAGTAGACGGAATGTTACTGGGAATGTTGTTGGAGTGTTACGTGCCAACGAGAACTGTGACTGTTGTACTGAAAGAACACGACGTGCATAATATACACGCTCATTCTTTAGGCTTCCTGACACTGCGTAATCTGGAGCTGGTCCAACAGCAACGAGCTGACGCTCTACTGGTGCTGAAAGAAGTGCTCCTGCTGCAAGACCTAATTGCTTAGGTGTTGAAGATGTTGGATCTGCAGATGTTAGTGACTGATCTGCTGTAACTGTTGTTACTGATCCACCTGAAAGTGTTCCTGGCTGTCCAAAAACTGCAAGTACGTTCTCAAGAACGCCTTCTGCCATTTCTGTTGCAATCATAACTTCCATTGACTCTTTGAATAGCTTTGCGCTATCAAGAAGCTGATCTACTGTTACATTTCCATAAGTTGGGTTGTATGTAATCTGAAGACCGTTGTTTGTGAATCCGACATTCTTCCACTTAGTTGTTGCTGCATCTAGTGTTGTTGTATAAGATGCTGATGAAGAGAATGATTCTTTATTTGAACCCGCTGTTGGGTCTAAAGAAGAATCTCCTGTTGTAGCAAGACTAAGGAATAGTGGTGATGCACCGACTATAATATTCTTTGCGTTATTTGGCGCTGAAATTGCCATATTTTTTACCTCCTGTTATTTCAAAATCATAAATAAATCTATCAAAGCTGGCTAGGCTGTCTTTCCTCTTAGTCCAATAATAGGGCTTTTTGAGTAAAAAGGCAAACTAAATGAACCTTCCATTTGACCCAGCTGCTCTTGAATATTTAATTTCTAAAACAATATCTGCTGATAGAAAGCCTTCCATTTCTTGAGATGGCTCTGTTGGGGATATATCGGCTATAAAGATGCTGTAGAATTTGAATTTATTTGATAGGTCTACCCAATTGTTTACATCTTTGGCCGACTCATCTACTCTTCTAAATTCATCTGTCATAAAGTTTCTAATCTCATTTATCTCAGAAACATCTGTTGAATAGATCGTAAATAGGATTTGCTCACAGCATATAGCCCATAGGTCTTCATAGGACATTCCTATCTTATCGTAGACTATGTGCTTCTTTCCGCTCAAGAATTGATTTAATTCCGCCACCTGTTGGACGGGAATAATAGGAACTGTAATATCTCCTATATTCTCACTATAGTAATCATCCTCATTAAATATATCTGTATCCTTTAACCGCTTCCAAATATACTTACGTAATTCCAGCATTGCGTCTAATTTATAATTAACCATTATGCACCTCCAAATGCTGAAGTTAAAGCAAAGTTTGCCTGTGATCTGACAGTATTAGCAGAGAATGAATATTTAACTCTTTTAATGTCGATGGGAATACTTAGTGCTTTACTAATTGAACTATTAAACATCTTTTGAAATCCCGATTTCTTAATTGATAGGTTAACTAAATTGCCTGTAAAGAATTGTTTGTATGCTATCTTGAAGGTGTCTTTTACTCTGGTACCTCCAGGCTTTGTAACGGTCACTGCAGCCCCTTTGGGCATAAATACGGTAGAACCATCAACCTCAAAAACAAGTCGCTCTGCGGACCTTGGGCGGATTATTACGGGTATACCAGATTCCATGACTGCCGCTTTATTTGCAAATACATGTCTGTGTTTTCCCTTGCCTGTTGGAACTAATGATTTAGATAATTTAAAATTATATCCTAGTCTAAATGACAATCCATCTTGTGATAACTTGTTTATTTCAAATAGTCTTGCTTCTGAGTTTCCAGTCTTTTTCCATTCATAGACATGGTGAAATGCTATTGGTGCAGTTCTTGCCTTGGCATCTATATATGCACCAAAGTCTTCGTTAATCTGTCTAAATATCATTGTATTAAATTTACTTTGAAAGTTTTTATTAGAAGTAAGCTTTGCCATAACATGAGCCTGATAATATACAGTAGCAGAAATTTGGGCAACCGTTGAGTCTTTTAGTATAGATGTATTTAATCCAGTCATTAATGATTCTAATCCACTGGCTACAGATACTAATGCTGTACTAGACTCCAATTACCTGATTCTCCGATCTTTTAGCTGTAGTGCTATATGCAAGAATTGTTCCGAATGGATCAAGTATTGGAGTTACGCCAATTACCTCAAATACGGTTGGAGACTCTGTTGGGTGATTTAATTCTTTCCAAATATAGTTATTGTTTTTATCTCTAATCGCTGTAATCTTATGTCTAATGTTTAACTTCTCTACAGTTCTAATCTGTATCATTTGTTCATTAGTATACTTATTAGTCATAACTTGTCTGTCTCCGCCTCTTGAAGTTGCAGAGTTGCTAATTATTCCTTTAGCGCTACAGTTTAATGTAGTTCTATATTGAAACTCTTTTATCATAGCGCCAGTATCTGGGTCCTGTGTATCTGCTTGTATATAAACGTCCAGCAGCATTGGTAATACTGATGTTATAAGATCCATTTTAGAATGTTGCCATTCCGTTAATTCTATATGAGTTAAGAAGCTGGTCTGCATATAGATTGCCAGTTCCAGTGTGTGCTTCTGGCATGTAGTCAAATTTCCAGTCAAAAGTACTTATACTCTTAACATACTTATTTTTCCATGCAGTATCTTTATCAAAGTATTGCTGCATTAAAATACGGCATGCTTCTTCAACATTGTCTGGCACGGATGGCCAACCAAATCTTCCAGAAATTCTATATCTAAAATCTTTTTTAAATGCTCCAGAAAAACCTCTGTCATTAATAGAAGGAGGAATTAATCCGTTAGAAGTATATGTAATATTATCTAATAAGTCTTGTCTATCTACCCTAATACCAAAATTAGATTCAGATATAATTGGGTCATAAATCCAATCATTAACATTAGCAATATTGTCTACTATAAGAACATCGTTTTCGTATAGTTTATGTATCTCATATATTCTATATGGAAGAGGCAATGTGTCTGAGCCATGACCATATGCAACTTCTTGATCATCATAAAGATAAAATGACTGATTGCAATATTCTTCAATAAGTTTTCTAGCGTATTTCTCCGCCATCTGTAACTCATTGTATGTCTTATAATTTGGATCACTAACATCTGAGCCGATATTTAAATCTTCAATAACTTCAGATAGATTTGCATATGGAGTAACAACCTCTGTATATGTAGTATGAGATCCAGCGGTTGCAGAAACTGTATATGACCAAACAATCTTAAACTTTCTATTTCTGCGGCAAAATGAGACTGGCAGAACAATTTGATATGTTCCAGCATCTGAGTCTAACTTTGTTGCAGTTATTGTTGTTTGAACTGTCGTTGGAAGAACAGTGGGACTAATCTTGACGTCTGAGGTAATATCATATACAGTCGCTACTACGCTTCCATCTGCATCGATAATTTCTCCGTCATAAAAGATTTTTGTCTTAATTGGTGAAGTTTGATCAATATATATCTCTGACATTATTTACGTTTTAAATTAGCTATAGAAGTCTTGTGCTTCCTTTGGTGTAGCTGGTCTAAAACCCTCCTCTTTATCAAAGATCGCTTGTGCTACGTCTGAAGACATTGCTACAAATGGGTGCGCTTTGGTGAATGTTTTTCCCATAATATCATAACGGAAGTTTTCTCTAGTCATTCTAACAAGAACCATATCGTCTGTGATTTTCTGGTTCTTATCAAATCTAGGAAGGACTTCAATTTCTTCCGCCTCTTCCTCAATATTTTTAATTGTTTGTTCGTACACTGCCCATGTTACGCCTTCTTCTGCTAGGGCTGCAATAATATCGTTCTTGTTCTTTAAGCTGGTTGTTTCAACTGCAAAGTCCTCTGCAATTTTTTTTAGTTCTGCTACCTTTAGGGTGTCGAATGACATCTTATATTCTCCTTTTTCTAGGTCAATTAATTATAGCATTAGTAAATTAAAATGAGAAGCCCCCAAAATTAATTGGGGGCCTCTCTTGCGGATTTAATCCTAAATTATGAAGCTACTTTTACGTTCTTCACTACGACCCAAGCATCTGCTTGTTCGATCTGGACGCCAACACGAGTATACATTGTGTACTCAATTGAGTCCTTACGTGGCCAGAAGAAACGGTAAACAGTTACATCACGCTTAATTCCAACAACTACGTTGTTAGGGAATGTTAAGTGGATATCTCCGTGGTTTCCTGTCTCTCCTGAATAGTCGCCGTCCTGTGCTTCGTTTAGAAGTGGAACTTCAACAATTGGAATACCAAATGCATAAGGTGCTACGTAACCTGCTGGTCCTGAGACTGGCTGTACATCACCACGGATGATGCTTGAAGCAATATCCTGTGGAATTGTCTGGTTAGTACCAATGCTGTTTGCATATAGGAAGTCCTGGATCAAGTTTGATCCAACTAGGAAGCGAAGGTCTGCACGACGCTGCTTGTACTTACGTGGAAGATCCTTTAGTGCAGAGTTAAATGCTGCACGAGAAATTGCTGCTCCACCGTGATCTACAACGTGACCGTATGACTTAGCCTTCTTTACAACACCATCAAATGCCTTGTATAGGTTATCTGATGATAGTGATGTGTTACCGTTTAGGATAACATCTTCAATGTCGTTTCCTGCCTGTGTTGCCATCATTCTGGCAATATGATCTTCTAGATCTGGACCTTCAATGTTGTCTTCTAGAGACTCTGTTGAAAGTTCCCAATCCAAGCGAAGCTTCTTTGTTGTCAAAGAAATCTTTGAGAATGAGACCGCTGAGTTGCCACCAGTTTGATCAGCTTCGGTTGCTAGAACCATAAGCTTCTCTCCTACTGACATACGATCAATCTCTGTTGTATCTGCTCTCATTCTTACTGTACGGGCGACTTTACCAATTACGGTTGCATCGAACATATAGTCAAGGAAGCGAGCTGATTGCTCTGGGTTAAGGAGTCCACCTTCACCCTCAGAGCCAATGTGTACTCCAGTAGTAGCTACTGCAGCACCTGTCATATTACCTGTAACTGCTGTGTTAGCAGCTACTGACTTTTCTAATAATTCATTGCTCATATATTTTCACCTACCTTTGTTTATCTAATTAATTCGTTTACGGAACCGAGGAAAGAACCGTTCCATTTTGATTTCTTTATTGTACTTACTTCCTGAGACCCGCCAAGGTCTGAGGACTTCTTAATTGCAGTCTCACCTTCTACTGCATCGACACGCTTTTGTACGCCATCAATCGTGTTTCTGATATCTTCAACAGCCTTTGAAAGGACTGCGTGTTGTTCTGCTAGCTCTGTGATTCGGCCATCAATGCTCTTGCTGAAAGTTTCAACTGTTTCTGTAACAGTCTTAACCTGCGCTGCATTTGCATCTGTAGCCTTGCTTAGAGTTTCTGAGAAAAAGCCTTTAAGATCGCCCAACATCTTTGCAAAATCAGGTTCATCAACCTCAACTTCTGATACGTCGGCTGCTTTTTCCAGAGTTTCAGCAGAAGCGTCTGCTACTGCATCTTCTGCAGGAGCTTCTTCAGCAGCTGGTGTTTCTTCAACAACAGGTGCTTCTTCAACAACAGTCTCTTCAACTGTAGTGTTTTCTGTATTTTCTGACACTTCATTACCTCCTTCTGCGTTTGCCTGTTTTGCAATTGTTTGTGTTTCAGGCAACGTGGATCTTGACTTGTATAAATCAAGAATTCTATCTATCTCTTTTGACTTGTTTACATCTGATGATTCTACCCAACCGATTAAAGTTGCTGGCTTACCAGAAATTGGTGAATCTAATGTCTTGTCTGTTGATACAAAAACAGAGTTACTTTCTTCGCAATAGAAAATATTTTCTGTAACTACATCTGCCGCCATACCTTTAAATATCATCTGTCCGTTCATCTTCTCAATTGATAAGATGTTGCACAGTTCATTTGCTGGTGAATCTACAATTGAAAGTTCAACTAGTTCATAGTCTTTAATGAAACGAACTGTCTCACCATTTGACTTGTTAACTTCGTTGTCTGATTCTAAAATTTTTCCGCCGATTGAAAATCCTGCTAGGGTGCCATCTAAAACCTTTTCCCATGTGTCTTGTGCGCCTTTTGAAATATAAGATGTAACATAAACACCGTTATAGAAAGCTTTTGAAATTGGGTCATAGAAAGTTTCTGGCTTAAATGATACAACCTTGCCAACTGCAAGTGGCTGATGCATTTCTCTTAGATTTCCACGGAATCTTTCAAATGCTTTCATGCTGGCCTCTGCTGTAACTACATCGCCAGTTTGATCAATATTGTCTAGTGTT